TGGACGAGACTATTGCAGTCCTTTTGATTGTGTGGGGTCTACTCTCTTGGATAACACACGTTGTGACTTGCCTACAGACTGCCTCTTGGGGCTTTCTAGTGGCAGGTGCAATAGTATTCCCAATTGCTTGGGTCCACGGTACAGGCATTTGGTTTGGAATATTCTGAATAACCCAGCCCAATCCTGGGGAAAAGGGGGCGCTGGCAGACCGTCCTTTTGGGTTAATGTCTGCCACCCTTAATGAAAGAAAACATGAACCTCAATTCAATACTCAAAAACATGTTCCCAAGAGCAAGGAATGATGACCCTATCACCAGTTATGAGGCATCCGATAAGGTTGATTTCGCTGGTGACCATATTGATATCATCTTAGATTGCTTGCTAAAGCATGGCCCCCTTGGAAAAGATGGCATAGCTAACAAAACCAACCTCGATGGCAATCAAATTGCCAGAAGGCTCAGCGAAATGAAGAAACTCAACTTCATCGAGCTAACAGGCAACACCGTAAAATCAAACTCAAATCGCAATGAACGTGAGTGGCAATTAAAGGAGTTTTAGGCCAGCATCCTCAACTTCAGCTACTCGCTTGGCCCAACCCCTACCAAAGGTTTCCCAAGTTGAGAGGTCTGACAGAAATGACAACCTCCGCTTGGAATAATCCTTGATTAGTTGTTCAGGATTAAACGCCCGTACAGCCGCTAAAGTCTTTGGCCCTATACCACCATCAGGCTCTACCCCAACACAGGCTTGTAGCCACTTTGCGGCCCTTCCACTCCCACTATTGATGGCGGCATCAAACACAACGTAGTCAACCCCGCTTGGCAGGTCATCCCCCTTAATTTTGTCCCAGTACTTGTTTTTGTACAGCGGTCCAACATCTGCAGGAGTTAGGGCCTTCATTGTTTTGGTGTCTACAGGGTGACCACAATGCTCTTCCCAGACTGCTTTTGTACAGCCTAAATTTGTTTCTCCCCCAGGATCTTTTGGGTTAAAAACGTATCCTCCCTCGTGGACGAGGACGGCTTTTAATGCTTTATCAAAGTTCTGAATCATTGCTTACACCACGGTTTTTTTGCATCACCAAAATATTCACGAGCTAAATCTTGGTCAATCAGCATCTTGCGAAGGCTTTTGCCGTCCAAAATGATGTCTCCAAGCACCCGCCCACCATACTTATCCCATTCCAAAAGCGATACTTGTCGCTTGACAGAAGCCTTTACAGCAGCATTAGTAAAGTCTGATGCGGCATGACCTTTGGCATCCTCTTCAGCACACTTAGCCCTGAACCCTTTTTCAGGGGTATCTACACCAAATATCCGCACTGCAATCTCAGGTTTGAGCGGTTTAGGTAGGTAGGGGGCTTGAATGACAACAGTATCCCCGTCAATCACACGGTTGATTACCGCATCGTAGACCACTGGCTCACCAAAAACCAGTATTGGGCACAACAAAACAAGTGAAATTAGCTTCATTTTGTGGGTGACGATTGGTGGAGAAGGTCATCTTTGGCTTGCGATCCGGCAGAGGAGCCGAAGTAGAAAGCGATAATTCCTGTCCAAGCAGTACCTAAACTGCCCAGCATAAGCATGAGAGCATCAGAAGTCTTAAAAGTTTCGGTCATCATGCCTACAAGAATCCCAAAAAACCCAATGGTAACGGCAATAGCCAAAACAGCAGGGATGTAGGAGCGAGTCTCTGCTTGCATCTCACGAGCAGACTTGCGGTCCTCATTGCCCAGCTTGGCGAAGTCCAAACCCATCTCTTGGGCACGAGCCGCCATGTCAATCTCAGCCTTCTTGAGCATCATTATCTGGTCAGCAGATAACTTGCCCTCGCTGATAGTGGATTGAACGTCCTTTGGATCAATGCCAATAGCTTTTGACACGGCCTCAATGGCGAGGCCAGCAAGAGGGCCGCCCAACGCCGTAGCGATGGTAGGCGCAATAGTTTTTAGCCAATCCATAGTTGCTCCTTAAAAAGGTAAATAACTCAATGCTTTATCCATTGCTCGTTTAGCCAATGGTTCGGGTAACGCTTTCACAAAGTCCAAAAACCACCAAACACAGGCCACATAGCAGAACAATTTGAACCACTTTTTGAAGCCATTGACGATCTCATCCATGAGGCCGAATTTGGTAAATGCCCCACCCAACCATTGCCAACAACACCCCAGCAGTGATTAGGCCAAGGACTAGTTCAATAGCCTGTTGCATTTCTTGTTTCTTCTTGGCGGCGGCTTCTTTTTCACGTTTGGCAGCTTTGGCAAACTCAGCTTCCATTGCGGCGGCACGAATCTTGATGTTGTTCCACAGGTCCATGTGGTTAGGGTAAAACAGTTTGTTCTTCAAATCATCCTCAAATTGGCGGTGCTTGGCAAGCGCCATCTCGATCTCCATTGCTTTACCAAGTGCAGAGCCTTTAAACGTGCCATTCTTGGACTCGACCACTACTTGTAGGGCATTGGCCTTGGCGTCAAAATAACGGCCCAAGAATGGGCCAAGCGATTCCACATTCTGAGCCGTAGAAGCCGCTTTCTTTATCAAGTTGACTGCTGAATTCACAGCGTCAAGGGCTTCAAACGGGTCAATCATTTCTTTTCAACCTTCTTCCATTCAAGGCAATAGACTATCCGATGGTAAACATCACCCGTCCACCCCCACCGGACACACCTATATTCTGTGCTGATCACCAGCGCCAGAACAACAGCAATCATTTATCTGCTTTGCCGTCTAACTTATCAAATATTTTGCCTAGCATTTCTTTGATCTCACGAATGTCTTCACGGCTGTCATCACGGGTAACGTAGGTTTTTGGGAGTTCCTCACGCAGTTTAGCAAGGTCTGATTTCAATTCCTTGACAGCATTCCACATCTCACGGGCAAACCAACCAGTTACTGTAAAAGCAATGCCAGCGCCAGTGTTTATAAGAGATTGATATTCCATGATTTACCTAAAAGAAGGAGGAGCAATGCCGCCACTAATTGTAGGGGCCATTTGCCGTCTACGAGCAAGCTCTTCTTGCTCACCAGCGTTTGTTGATCCAGGTGTCATTAAGGCCAATGGCAAAGCCAAACGGGGAGCTATGTTACCCACTATTTGATTAGCAACACCCATTCCAAAATCTGACCAATCACCAGACTTTTTAGCTTTCTTATATTCTTGGCCTAGTCCAAGGATACCTAACGCATTGCCAGCCACATTTAGCATAGCTCCCATGCTTGCTCCACCTTTAATGTAATCAGGGATGTTTTCTGGTTTACCAAAAGCCCCACCAGTTTTTGCGCCTTCTGGATTTGGTTTAACAGGATATCGGGTTGCCGCATATTCCGATTGAACTTGGTTATATGGCACATTCTTTTTGCCATATTGTTGTTCCCAACGAGCCGCCGCTTCCTCTGGACCAACTTGACTTGCAAACCAGTTATACCCACCAGGACCAATTTCACCTTTTTTTGGTTTGTATTGTGGTTTCATTCCTTTAGGAGGGGCAACAGGTGTTGGTTGGTCAACTAAATTAGCAACAGTTTGTTTAATAGCTTGATCAACATTGCCCCCAGTAGCCACTGTTTGGCCTATGCTTGGGGCCATAGGAGGAGCCGCAGGAGGTTGAACAGGTGCTGTTGTACCACCTGTTAAAGCATTCATTGGATTAACACCACTAGGAATACCAGCAGGAGCATTAGAAATAGCACCGGATAAAGAATTCTTGTAGTTATTACTAAGAATTTCTGCATCCTTAATATTAGTAACTTTGACGCCAAAATGATTTTCCACATCAGACAACGGTACACCAAACTTTGCTTGAGCTTCAACTGCTAGTTGAGATGGCCCAATAGGTTGCTCAACAGGCTTAAAAACAGCAGTTTCTTCTGGCGTAGCAAAAGTAGGTTCAATTCTTTGCGTTGGCCCTTTGCCCGTTAAAGGCTTTCCTTCTAAAGATTCAATAGGTTTTTTACCACCTAATAATCTTGCCGCTCCATATGCAGTTGCAACACCCAAAGCACCAATTCCTAAAGGCTTCCAATTACTTGAAATCTGGTCAACAAGTTCGTGAATAGCTGATGGAGCTTCTGGTTTTACCATTTGCTCTTGAAGTTTTTTATTAGCAGCGCCAACTTTTTCAACCAAAGGAAATGCGTCAATTTTCTTTGCTACAGGTCCTCCTTTTGTTAAGCCATCAACTTTGCCAACAGAAGGAGGAATTGCTGGTCCAGTTAAAGGAATAGCTTGCATTGGTGCTTGTTGCGGAGCGCCATTAAACATTAGGCCTTGAGCCTCTTCCCTTGAAAATTCTTTAACGTCATCTGCCATTATTAATCTCCTGGTGATGTGCCAATTTCATTGCGATTATTAACCATTAAAGACCCTTTAGGAGGCATCACAGAACGGCCTTGAATGTGAGATTGCATTTTGTATTTATAAGTATTGTTGATTGCATCAAAAACTTTTGATTTTTGAAATTCATCAGACAATTTATCTAAATCAAATTGCTTGCCAGTTTTAGCGGCTTCACGTTGAGCGGTATAAAG